TAAATGATTTCGTTGTAGAAACTGAGCTTCCATCTACAGTAATTGTTTCATTACCGAGAGAAAGCTTTTCGGAATTTACCGATCCGTTACCTTTACCCTGAAGCTGTAGATTAATCTCAGCGTCGTCACCTGAAGCAATAAATGACGGAGACCCGCCAGTATTTGCATTTGAAACTGTGATCTCGTTTACTGCTGATCCGCTTCCAGAGAAGATAAGAAAGTCAGCAGAGTTTGAGTCTTGAATATTTGGATCCTGGAGAGTCTTGTTCGTAAGAGTCTCAGTGTTATCTATTAATGAAATCGTACCAGTTGCATTTGGTAGATTAATGGTTCTATCTGCCGACGGATCTATTTTTCCAAGAGATGTACTAAAACTAGTTCCGGTAAAATCTACAGTATTATTTTCCAGACTCACATTAGTAGAAAGATTGTCAGTAGTACCTCCCAAGAAGTTATAGATTTCTTGGAAGTTAGAATTAATCTTAATTGCGGCCTGTCTTAGCGTATCACCCGTTCCATCATTTGCAGAGGAGCCAGTATTAAGGGTCTGTCTAGTCATTTTCCACCTAATTTAGAAATTCTTTACTTTTATTTATATCAGAAATAAGAGGTAGTCTGCGTTAAATTCAGACATCACCGAGCTTACCTGTGGCCTCTGCGTCAAACGCCCAAGCGATTAGATCTGAGTCATTATTTGCTGAATCACCGCCGATTGAGGTATACATATCAGACATCTGGAAGTAAGCGCCACCATATGTGGCTTGGAATTCGAACGGACTGATAGTTTGGATATTCGCAAGAGCAGCAGCGGTAAACGTAGATAGTGCAGTTGCATTATCCATTGTTTCTAGATCTGTACTTAGCTCTAGGAATTTATTCGATAACTGTCCGCTGTCTTCGTCAAATGTATGAGAGGTTAGCTTATTGAAATCTTTAAAGTCATCGTAATGACTGTCGATGTATCCAATTAAAGCGTCATCATACTTCTTTACAGTTTCATTCAAACTGAAGTAGAAATAATTATCACTGTCATCTTGGTACTGACTGGCGAATTCAGAAAATCCTGCATTCGTTACTATAAGTCTAGATCTTTCATCTATGCCAAACCCGCCACCAGCACTATCACCTCCTACTATACCTGGCTCGATAGTGATTTGATAAGAGAACGGTTCATTGATAAAACTTTGACCTGTTATATTTAATGATGCAGTAGTTTCGATGCCGATCTCTGAGGATAGGTAGTAACCGGCTGGATGGACGAATCTTTTATAAAGATCTCCCCATTCGTTAATACCTTTTCCGGATCTGAGTGCGATCGAGAGTAACTGATACTTTAAACCATCTTGAATATATCTTAGGCTTTCGACACCAATCTTCGCTTCTTCTAATTTAGAAGAGTCACCAGAAAAGGTTTTTAATATATTATTTTTGGGATAGATGATATCAACATTTTCAGAGAAAAAGAATTCAAAGAAAAGATTGGTAGAAAACTCGTTACCCTTATTTTGTAAAAGGAGGTTAAATAACTTACCGATTAATCTTGGATTAGTAAAATATCTAGCACCAGCACCATTTGCTATTTCATAAAAAAGTCTATCAATATATTGTAGATTAATCTCATCTAGATCTCGAAGAGAAAGTAATTCGTATTCAAGTGTATTTATTAATTCGTTCGGATCATCTAGTGCTTCATAATAAGTTTCTAAAAAATTAATAAGAGCAGGATATTCCTCAGAGTAGTACCCAGGTAAAACCTCACGAATCTTAGATTTCCTAAGATTCGGATTCCTTCTATTATATTCGAATAAACTTCTTGAAGACATTATAACGTAACCCGAGTTTGTCCATAATCAATTGTTGCTCTTGCAAAGCTGTCATCATTATCAAACTGTAAAATATAATTCCTTAACGGACGAATAGTACCTTGATCCGATGTAATAGCTTTAATTTTTATCGTGTTAGTATTACCTATAATCGATTCAGGATTAAGATTTACAATTGAAACCCTTCCACTTCCTGAATCATATGAACCAATACTTGTAACTAGAACTTTACCACTCGGGTTGACGACTTGTAGATTATTCGTGCCAAGCTGATTCTTAATCGTACAAATCTGACCTTGATAGGTGAAACGAGATGATGTAATTATATGATCATCAGCATCAGGAATAGCAAGGGGTACAGGGAATAAAACAGTATATGCTTTTGATTGATTAAGTACCGGTTCAATTGTCTGTCCGATTTTTAGATCAATATGGTTACCAAGGATAGCTGTAGAAAGATTATCAATGACCGATGATAGTGCAGAAGCCCTGAATGATCCATTAAATCTTTCTACGTTATCATCAAAGTATTGTGATGTAGTTTCAAGGATCTGAGTATTCTGAGCGGTGTTACTAATACCTGATAGGTTTGGGTTAAAGTCATACCGAATCTCAAGTGCTACGGATGTATATATCGGTCTGACAAACTTTGGTTCTATACCGCTTATTCCAAGAGCACCTACAACGTCTGATGATATTGCAATCTCCGTTTGCTGTTTGGTGTCTTCAGGTGTATCATCGGGATATTTGATACAGATGTAAACGGAAGAATAGTCGATCGGATCATTATCCTGTCCACCCCATGTAATCACATCATCAATATTCGGATAGTTTGAACGTATAAGAGCGTTATAGTCATCTGGTGTAACAACACGTTTTTGTGATGAATAGACCAATGGAGCGTTAAAGCGGATTGATTCAATTGATTCCGGATCTGATCCACCAGATGAGTTATTTAAAGTAGTGCATACGATATTAAAATTCTGACCGTCTACAGTATAATTTGATCCTGTAAATCTTGAAGCACGGTTAGCATCACCACCTGCTGTTGATAGATAATTTACCTCAATTCTACTACCAGGATCAGGTGAACGACCAATGTCTAAAGCATCACTAAATTGTAATTCATAGTAACCATTCGGAGATTCTTTTAAAAGATAGTATCGAGAATCTTCCGTGATGCGAATGGCTCGGTTAATGTCAGTATAATACTCGTATGAAGTACTGTCCTGATTTTGATACACCTTGATCACGACACTTGTAGTATCCATATTCGGATCAGCAATCACGTACAACTTTTTATCTAAACCTGAAGGAACTAGAAAGTTTCTAATGGTCTCTGTACCTTCGTAGATCGGAACAGTAGTAGAACCTTCTTCATCTTTAAATGAATAGAAACCTGTACCGTCATCAATCGCAGTCAGTGAGGATCTTGTTTGAAAAGTGTATGTTTGAGAATCAACAGTTGCCGTTAATGTATAGCCTGAAGGTAAAGTCACGGTAGCGGGTCGTACACCGGAATAAGAACTTAGATCTGCTACAAGTTGAACATTTGCTATAGCAGATCTTTTGGATCTTGGGAAGTACCCGAGCGAGTGCGCATGCGTAAGCACGGACGCACGAAGTTGAGCAGTCTCGAGGAAAGACTCGTTAATCGCCATATTCGCAGTCAGAGCATTAAAGTGGGTGTTCCAAGCTAAGACGTCTAAGATATTTGAAAGACCCGATGCCTCGAAGTCATAATCAGAGAACTGATCACTCTGAGCAAAATATGTTTTTAGATTTTCTCGAATAGTTTGGAAATCTAATTGTGTAGATTGTACGTTTGTTACCATCTTATCTTAGCCTCGAAAGAGTTGTATTAAGGGTAATTGTTTCTGTCGTATTAATAACCCTAAAAGTAAGTTGAATATCTAATGCGTTCTCTTCATCAAGAGCCTTTACCGTAATATTAATTACCTGTGCTCTTGGCTCCCAGTTATCAATTGCGTTTTGAATCCTATATTGTACATCGCCTTCGGTACCAGCATCAAAAAGTTCAAAGAGTAATCCTCTTATATCTGATCCAAAGTAATAATTAAAAGGCTTCTCTGCATAGTCAGTTAATATTAAATTCTTTAATGATTGTTTTACTGCAGCAGCATCAATCTTTTTATACACATCTCCATAGTCATTCGTAAGGAATGATAGATCTATATCTTTATAATCTCTAGAACGAGATGATGTAATACTGCTCCCAGATAAGACATTCGTCTCTTGAGAAAATGTACGGGTAGCCAATGTATTCTATCCTTCCCAAAAAGGTCTTTAATATTATACCGGATTTTTATCTTTTGTAAATCCCTTAAATCTATTTATGATGATTTAAATCGATTCCGTTGTAGATGTGCCACCAATATTTGTTCCGAGTAGACATAAGCTACCCGACATTACTTTATTGTTGAATCGAGTCTCTGTCTCTCTTTTAAAGACTACACCTTCAGTGCCATTTGATATATCAGGAGTTACCACAAACAATCTAACCCCAAGCGCACCTGTATAAGTGTGCCAATCTAATATTAACTTATCATAGAACGGATAGTGTAAAAGATATTGTGCTAATTGAAACACCTTACTCTTACTATAGAATCCACCCTCGTGTGTCACTACGTTATATGCGATTGCTCTTCCTTTCGAAGAAAGATCTGCTAAGTCACCTTCGATTCTTGTTTCAACATCTGCATAGTTATAAAGACCTTCTTCAACTAAAATCCTGTAACCCTGAAACTCTTTCCTTGAACTTGCTGCAGAAAGGATGCATGCTTGAAGGTACAAATTCTTTGCTACAACCATCGGTTCTTCTACTTGGTCGAAATCTACAGGAGCATGATTCGATCCGCTAAAGGTTGCAATAGTGATATTTCTTGTAAGATGATATCCTGAACCCTGTGTAGATATTTTATTCGCCGTAGGAAAGAATTCAGGATCGGGAACAAAATCCTTTAAACCGACAGATGGCTGAAATCTTTTTGTTGGTGCGCCTATACCAAGCTTTGTCAATCCTGTTACTGGTTGTGCACCAGCGATCTTTTGTATAGCAGGAGGAGAAACATTCAGACCCTCTTCAGATATAAATCCTTTTGCAATGGATTCTTGTACATGAAGAGGATTATTTTCAAAAGAAAGCGTGCTGTTTCTTAGGCTCGAAATAACCTGTCCTGTATCATTAAAAAAGATTGCCATTTCTATTCCTCACTTAATTTCTAGTAGACAGACCGTGTCTTTCACTGTGATCAAGTTGATCTCGGATGTAATCTCCAACATCAATCTGAACTTCTCTTATACCATTTCCAAGGGTCTTCATTCGAGCGTTTACAATATCACTAGTCGGTCTGAACGTTTCTTTATCATCAAGCTCTACGTCATCTGCAGTAGTATTATTATTCGTCCAACCAGAAGGAGAACCAGCAGAACCTAATGGAGCAGAACCAGCACTTGAAGCATAGTTGGCCGTATCAGAAGCAATAGCCGTGTCTGCTCGACCGGTTAGATCGCCATGGAACGTGGTAGCATGCATACTTGTAGCATTTACCCTATCTGCATGAACAGCTCGCGTCTCCAGCGTATCCCCAGCTGTTATGGTATGGTCTGTGTACATATTATAGTTATACATGATGATATTATCACCACCAATCGTACCAGAAGATCCTATGATCTGTAACTTATTGCCGTTGATACGAGTTGAAGGTGAAGACATGTAAGCCCCTATCTGGGAGCTAAGAGAAAACGGACCTGCCGAAGCAAGCGTCATATTACCTTCACTGAGTATTTTACTTTCACCTTTGGTACTTATACTTGATCCACTTAGGTTCACCTCAGATTTCTCACCGACTGTAATGGAAGAGTTTTGTCCTGTAATACGTGTATGGGCCGAACCGTCAATTTTAGAGTATTTTGATCCTGAGACAAGCTCCATAGAGTGTGTTGATTTGGTGATCAGTCTACCGCCTGCATCAAGCTTAATCTTACCTCTACCTTTTACTGTAACATCACCAGCATCGATATTTAGATTACCGTTGCCTATAATGTTCATACCGCCTTGTAAATCGAATACAAGTGACGATGCTGAAATAAGAATAGAACCATCAGGACGGATTTCAATACCAGAACCATTTGAGTGCTTGAGAAGTATTCTTTCGGACCCAGGTGTATCGTTTAATTCGACATGATGCCCGCCAGGAGATCTTGTTACCTGGGTATTTCCGTAATCGCCAACTCTGCCGCCATGACAAGATAGATCAACACCTGTTAAAGCAGAGTTAGTTCTTAATTGCTCATTTGCTCTACCGGTAACGGTATCGGTAAGTCCTGTTGTGGATCCTTCATTCTCTTCCTCTATTAAAGGATTTCCAAGTACACCAACAACCTGTGCAGTTAACTCGCCAGTGGTTGCTCCAGCGCTTCGGAATGAAGTTGATTCTGATGACGTTGACCCAGCCAGCTTAACTGCATTTAGATCACCTAGAATAGTGGCTCCGGGGTTTGTCGTGTTAAATCTTTTTACATAGTTATCGGTCAGTTTCGATTGTTGATATTCGCCGTTTACCAACTTAGCCGAAGTACCACCAGCTCCTCTCGTTATCGCTTCATACTGTGTACGAAATAATTGAAGATTCGGCAGAATAATAGTAATACTTTGAACACCAATTTCTTCAAAGTAATTAACGATTTGTCTTATATTACCAGCAATAATGTCACTTGTGCTAGTATCATTTGTCCCGATAGCAATAACAATATCTTGTGCGGTCGTCATTTATTTCTCCTAATTCACTTATCTGCCACTCGGGGAGAAGTGGATCGGATCTCTGGATCCAAGTCTATTAATAAGATTCCAACGAGCTCCGTTTGCATTCATCCAGTTCAAAACACCAGGACCAGGATGTACATCGATTGCCACAGCTGTACCATGGTTTGATCTACCCGGCTGGGCAAAGATTGGTTCACCTGGATCTATCGAGATTAGATACTGATAATAGTACGAACGATAGCCGTGATTCAATATAATATCAATTCCATCAGATCTTGCAGCATCTCTCATCTCAATAAAGTTTTGGGCGACATCCGGTTTGAGAAGCATTGGACCTGTGCCCCAACCAGAGTAGGATCTTTCCTGAACCTGAATCAATGTGCTCGGATCGATTTTTCCGTTTGTTCCATCGTAACCAATCCTTTCAGGATTCTTGGTTTGATCCATAGAATATCTTTCGGTATAGGGGACGTTATCTGGACCAAAGCCTGCTTTTCCAGGAATGATAGGTCCATTATATGCTGGCGCTCTTCCAGCTGGTCCAGTAAAGCTATTACCTGATCCGGTACTACAATAATCAACTTGGTTCGGATTAAATGGTACTACCCCCTCAGAAATGATTGGAGGTGAAGCTGGGCCTTGTACCTGGCTACCTGCTGCTTCAGCAAGCGCAGTGTTGACTACGTTTACATTATCACTTGTGATACCAGGAATTATTCTTTTTGCAGCGATTATGATCTGTCTATAGGATTCAATTTGCTGTGTGGTACCTTTATTTGTAGTCTGGTTTACAGCAAGTGGATCACCCTGAATTAAAATGTGTACTGTTCCATTACCTCCTCCGAGACCTGAAACAGTTTGCCCGATCGGTGCGCCTCGAACGACTCTACCTTTGCGGCCAATGGTAAAGTGATAGTTATTTAAAACCGATGCGTCAATATTTCCTGGACCCCCGTGGAGTAAGATCGAATCAATCCTGCGAGAGGATGAAGCGAATATAGCTTCCATCTCTTCTGCAGTATTAACAAAGTTGAGATTACCGATTGAAGAGAGATTTGTGGCTGGGATTCTCTCACCGGATCCATCGGTAACCATAGTCGGCACATCAAGATTAATGTTTTCTAATACCGCAGATATATCCTTTGGTTCGGTAATCGTGGCTGTTTCATTCTGGAACCTTATTACAAGATTTGTTGCCTTTGTAATATTTCCGGAAACTAATGATT